GAACTAGTTTTGGTAATTGGCTCCATTTTCGATATGCGAACGTGACACTAAGTCTTGCGTATTCGTTATTTTGCGCCCATCCTATATTTACCGCTCCCACATTTAAAGGATATGCTTCTTCAAATTTTATTCCATACGATGGTTTATTTTCTTCTGTAAATGTTCTTAGCCAAATATCAGACGTATAATCTTCATAGTATGAAGCGTCATGCGTATCAGGATCAACTATTTGATTTTGCCAATCATCAAAAAATGATTTTTCTTCCCATCCTTCTGCAGTACAAATAAATGTCATTGTAGTATCAATAAACATTTGACCATACCCAATTTTTCTTACAGGTCCATATAATTTATCTTCAACTGTGAGTATGGATTTACCAGGAAGTTCTGCCTGTTCGCAACGAAATGTTAAATCGCTCATTTCACCTCTCGGAATATAAACTTCATATCTATTTATTGGCGCAGGACCGCCCTTGACATTTAGGGTATTTCTAAATTTGTCTATGCTTAAAGTCATTTAATCATTCTCCTACTGTCTCCCCAAACAACAAGTTTGTTTTCTTTTTTAAATCTTTCTGTTGGTAAAAATAATGCAATTTCTTTTTCGTCTTCGTCTATAATTACTACTCTAGATGTAATATGTTTATATAAATATCTTTTTACTGTTGGTTTAAGCACTTTAATTTTTGAAAGGGCTTCATAATTTACGCTTTTAGTTTGATCAATAGCATCCATCAGTTTTGCTCTAAGTAATGGGGGTAAATAATGAAAATTTAAACCAAGAAATCCATTACCATACATTTTTACGCACATGACTAAAGGAAATCTATCATAGTATTTCATTTTTTCTTTAGTCTTTGGATCATAAAAATAGGACGCCATTGCTCCAGGCAATATTGTTCCCGTGCCTGATTTTTTAGCAGTTTTATAAAATTCGTCTGCTGTATCAACTTCACTAAATCTACTTCGCAATTCTGATCTTAGGGCACCAACTTTTCTACGAAACCATTGTGATGCGTTACGTGTTTTTGGTTGTCCTTCATTCCTTCTCAATGCGTTTTTTAATCTATCTAAAAATGTTTGATTTTGTTGAGCCATAGTTATATTTAGTTAAAAAAGATGATCTTCCGTAATGATTTCAAATCGCCATTTTCTGATCTTACAGAACTCTATAGCCGCATTCCATTTTGCCTCATTAACACCAAAGGTGTATACTTCGGATAAATATCTCTTAGTAACTCTTTTGGGTTTCTTGGGAGGAGATGTTTGTTTTTTGGGCTTGACTTCTATAATAATGTTTTCTGTTAAACCAGTTTTTCTTTTTACCTTAATCCAAAAATCAGGGAAATATCTATGTATTTTTTTGTCAATAGGAGACCTATAGCGAACAACTATTTCTTCACTCGACCATTCAATAATCATAGGATTTTCTTCACAATAATTCATGAATTTTTTTTCCCATAAAGAACGATAAGTTATTTTAGTAGGATCTCCCCTATACTTTTTTAGATTCTTTATTTTATATTTCCCTTTGTAACTCATGCTAAATATTATGTATAATAAGGAGAATAATGACCACAGACACTAAGTTAAACCAATTAATTAATGCGAAAACAGGTATTCCTGTTCACAGATTTCCAAGAAATCTCGGATCTTCTGTGAAAGATCCAGAATCAAAGAAATTTTGCATGTTTGAATTTGCCACTATTGAACACGGAGCTTCAAAAATAGCTTCTTGTGTAGTGCTACCTTTTCCGGAAATAAATGATGCTATTAATGTAACCTATGATAATGCCGAATTTGATGTTGCTGGTGCAATTGCAGTAGGAGCGGCGGCTGGAAATATAAACATAGATAGATTATCGAATATTGCAAAAACAGGAATATCTTCATTTAACCCAAGCTCTTTTGCCAGAATAGCTTCAGATGTAGTGTTAAGCGGAACTCCTGGTTTAAAAGCGGGAGTAGCAAAGGGGTTAAATACGATACAAAATCCATATGTTACAAGCGTATTTAATAGTGTGGGATTTAGAGATTTTTCTTTTTCGTTTGTGCTAATGCCTAAAAATTCTAATGAAAGTAATACCATAAAACAAATTATTGAAACTTTTAAACACGCAATGTTACCTGAAAAAGTAACAACAAGACGAGACGATGAAGTGTCTTCTCAAAGTACAGGAATTTTAACAATGCCAGATAAAGTTAATATTACGTTTTTTCCTACTACTAACGATTATAGTAAAGAAAATAAGAATAAACTAGTAACAATTAAGAACGCGGTTATACAAGATTTTACAGTTGAATATTCTGCAGGAACACAAAATCCTATTTTTTTTAAAGAAACAAATGCGCCACTAACAGCTACATTAAATGTGACAATTAAAGAAACTGAAATTTATACTAGAGAAAGATGTATTGAGGATTATGGTGATATGTATAAATTGACTTGGAAAACTTATTAAAGAGCGAAAGATAAATGGCTATAACAAAAAATCCCAGCGGCAATTTAACTAGTTTATTGGGCGAAAATAGATTCGAATATCCTAAAGGTATTGCTACAACTAAAGGATTGCAACATTTTATGGTAATATCAGAATTGATATTTAAACCACCCATTAAAAATAAAGATGCATTTAATGCTCAGATGAATTTTGAACAAATTACTTCCGGTAATGAGGCAAGTGATTATTATATACGAGGTAAAAGTTTTGTTTTACATTTGCCAGTTGGTTCATTAAAAACACACTATTCCGCAGATTATTCCGATGTGGATTTAGGTATTTTTGGAGATATATTGTCTCAAAATGCTCATCAAATAACAAAAGACTTAAAAGAAAATTTTGAGACTTTTTCAAGTGGATCTGGTAGCGGTTTTATACAAAAATCAATGGAGTTTTATGGAAGAATGGGTAAAGATGTTATGCAACAAGCTTCACCATATAATAGTAAAGGTGTTAGAGGAGATTTTGCAAATAATATTAAATTTAATATTACATCTGCTCTTGGTGCATTAGCTCCTTCACACGCAAAAGGAGAACAAGTGGCCTCCATGTCTATGAGAGAGTCGAGAAATCCATATACATCTCTTATATTTACAGGAGTAAAAAAATTACGTCAACATTCTTTCACTTTTGACTTTAATCCTAAATCTGCGAGCGAATCCGAAGCCCTTATGAAAATTATAACCAATTTAAAAGTCGGTATGTTACCTGGATTAAATCAGTTAAGTTTAGATGGGTCCAATGTTGTCGAGCCCGAACAAGAAATAGTGTCATATGATCCAATAGGATTGGACCATCATCCGGGAGTGTCTAAAAAGAAAACAACGTTAAAAATTTCAAACAAAATGAATTCTGCTTTCTTTTCTTTTCCTAATACATATAGGATTCAATTTTATAGTAATTTAGAAAAAAATACATATTTACATCGTATAGGAAATTCTTTTTTAACATCACTTAAAGCGAAATATGCACCTAAATTTTTTGAAGAAAATGGTTTACCGACATCAATAAATTTACAGCTTCAATTCAAAGAAAACTTTACTCTAGATAGATCACATGCGGAGGACTATTAATGTCAGAATTTTTTAGAAATTATAAAACATTTTATTATAATATAGATAAAGTTACTCCGATTAGGGCCACGCTTGCAACAAATTTGTTGTCCAGAGTAGATATAAATAATAAAATTTTAAAAAATATTTCTTCATATTATCCTTATAGAATAAAGGAATTCGAAAGGCCTGATATTATAGCTCATCGATATTATGGATCTTCTGATTATACGTATTTAATATTTTTAGCAAATCATATTCTAGATCCTTTATATGATTGGCCCTTATTTGGAAATGAATTAACGCTGTTTATCGAAGAAAAATATGGTTCACTTGATTCTGCAAGAACGGGTATACATCATTATGAAAAAATATTAAGAACAGAATCTAAAGCGACTGTGGATACTGGCAAAATTCTGGAAAAAGTTGCAATCATTAATAAAGAAACATATAATGATCTTGATGATTCAGAAAGAAAAATAATATATAATTATGATTATGAATTAATGAAAAATAATGAAAAAAAAGAAATTATTTTAATAGAAAATACTTATTCTGCGCAAATTATGAGTGAGTTAAGAACCCTTTATTTTAATTAGGTAAGATATAATATGTCACATGTAGATTCTCATTTTAGTACTGATTCGGTCTGGAAAATAACTTTCATAAATTATAAGGGGGCATCATACACAATCGATTCTGAAAATAATTCAGCGATTGCTGGATTTACAATAAATGAATCTTTATTTGAAAGTAATGTTATAACCGGTGATGTAAAAATATTTGATGTGGCTGGATTAGACGAAAGAATTCCTATTATTGGACAAGAAAAAATACGTATATTGTTAAAAAATAAATTATTGGATGGACCAGATTGGGATGCTGAATATACAATTGTTAAAAGATCTGCTACTATAGAAGACGGTCCTACAAGATTTTATGTATTGGATTTTTGTTCAGACGAGTTTATTGCTAATTTGAGAAATAGAGTGTCAAAATCCTATAAATCTGTTTTGGCTTCTACTATTATTGAAGATGTATATGATAATTATATAAGTTCAGATTCTTTTATTAGTCATAAAAAAGATTTAACTTTTGATCGGAAAGGAGATACCGATGGAACTTTTTATGGAATGCATTTTGTATTTCCTACAATAAGACCTTTTCAAGCAATAGATATGGTTACTAAAAAATCGGTTGCTTCAAACGTCGAAATGAATCAACAGGGGAAAAAAAGTGCAAATTTTGGAAAATTTGTATTTTATGAGAATAAATTTGGATTTTATTTTAAATCATTATCTGATTTATTGCATCCTTTAATTACCCAGTCATCGGCTGAAGTTGATGATTCATTATTAGACGAAACTGGTCTAGATTATGATGATCAAAAAACATTGCGTAGAGATGGCATTGGAACAGAAAATGCTGTAAGAGTTTCAAAACCAGCACAAGCGACATCAGTTGATGTACCAATGTCATCTTACGTAATAAGACCAGTAGAGGCCTTATCAATTACTCCTCTTCAAAAAGAACTTACAGTAGTAAAATATAAAATACAATCTACTTTTAATGTTTTAAATAATTTAATTGAAGGAATGTATTCTGGAAGATTGTTGACTTATGATCCAACGACTCACCGAATTGGTTCTATAAATCAATCGTCTGCTACACCATTTATTCCGTCAAGCGGTTTTGATAAAAGATTAACTAATAAGTTATATAAAGCAAATCATCAAGTAAGTTATTATGAGTATGATTATCGGAAACAGTTCGATGATTTTAGGCATGTCGGAAGAACGGGAGAAAAATATCCATTAACAAATGATGAGCATTATGGGATGGATACATCTGAAACTTTTTATAAGTATGCATCAACGAATTTTCAACATAACGAAAAAATGATCACAAAACTATTACAGAATATTATGACGAATAATGATATTGGCGCTATTTCAGTGGATAAACAAGTTGAGAGGTGGTTGTTACAAAGTTATGCTCAAACAAGGCAACTGAGTAATATAATAACGCAAATAACAGTGCCCGGTGATCACAATAGAGTTATAGGTGAAATAATAGAATTAAAATATCCTTCAAATTATTATCCAGACGAACAACATTCTTTTTATGCGGGATTATATTTAATAACGAAAATTCAACATTCGATAATACACGGTAACAGTTATTTGACAACAATGGAATTAGCAAAAGATACATTGTTTTCTAAACTTGACAATACACGAGGCACCTCTTTTGAAAGAGGTACGATTTCTCGGGAATTGAATATCACAGAAGATGATCAATTTATCATGGATGGAATAGATTTAGGCATCGACGTTGGAGGTGTCGCATGAATAGTTCAACTTTTTTAAACGATAATGACATAAAAGATTTTATGGGAACAGATGGGTTTGTCTGGTTTTATGGTGTTGTTGAAAATAGAAAAGATCCTCTTTTTCTTGGTAGAGTTAAAGTAAGGTGTATTGGATTTCATACAGATGATAAAACATTAATACCTACAGGCGATTTACCTTGGGCAGATATTATTCAGCCAATAACATCAGCGGCAATATCTGGAATTGGTACTACTCCTACTGGATTAGTAGAAGGTACTCACGTATTTGGTTTTTTTAGAGATGGTCGAGCCGCCCAAGAACCAGTTGTTTTAGGGACATCTGGTGGAATTCCTGAAAATATTGCAAATCCTGATAGAGGGTTTAATGATTCTAGAACCATTTGGGAAAGGCGTAATGCCCCCTATCCACCTCTTTATATCGATAGATTTGTTTCAGGAATTTCAGCAAAAGTTATAGAACATAGTCAGGGTTTCGCTCAAGAAGAACATTATGATTTCGTAGGGGAAACACCAATGAAAGGTGGAAGGATTTGGTTCGGAAAAAATGAAGATGAGTCGAAAATTCAAGCAAATATTTTTAAACGTTCAGGTGCTGGATCTCCCGGATCCATTGCTAGTTTACCTGATAAAAAAAACAACCCTCCATTGTTGACTTCTCAGATTTTTTCTAGGAATCCTGATGAAAATAGAATAATATTTGATAGGAATGGTATTCCCGCTATGTCGTTGCCTTCAACAAATTTATTAGGATTAAATAGAGAAAAGTTTGTTGAACAGTATGATCAACAACTCTGGGATCCGGTTTCTACTTCACATCCTCAATCTCAAATTGAAATGGCTGTTCATAGAATAGCAGGAAGTTTAAGTGCGACTCAAATAAGTTTGCATACGGGTATTAGAAAAGCTATCGGGGCTCCTTGGTCTTTACCTTCAAGCAGGTTTAATCCTGAATATCCATATAATCATGTTACATATACTGAAAGTGGCCATTTATTTGAATTAGACGATTCTCCGGGTGGCGAGAGAGTTAGAATATTACATAGGACTCAAAGTTTTCTTGAATTTTTACCCGACGGTTCTAGAGTCGATAATACTGTTGGTAAATCGTATTTTCTTTGTGATTCAGATGTTCATTCACATGTTTATGGAGATGAAATAAAACATGTTGAAGGATCAATGAATCATGTTTATAATTCTAGAAGTGGTGGAAGCAATCATTTACTGTTCGATGGTGATGGTGATGTAAACATGGAAGTCACTAAAGGAAATTATAATATTGATTTAAAAGACGGTGAAATGACTATTAAAGCACGAAATCTTACAATCATAGGAACAGCTAAAGGACAATCTAACTTTCAATTACAGCAAATGGGAACATTGGCTGGTGATAAGTCAGCGCCAACTACTCTGGTTGGTGAAAGCATGATACAAGAATTTGGAGATTTTAAATTAACTGCCAAGGGTCATGAACAGGCTATTTCAGGAAGTTCTAAAACGAATATAGCGATGGATCATGAAATGACAATAGAAGGAAGTTCAAATGAAATCGTAAAGGGTATATTTGGTCCAGGTATGAAGAAAGTATGTGTAGGTAAATCGATTATTATTGAATCTCAAAATCCAACAAGCGGTGTGGGGGGTGTTATATTAAATAGTGGACCTGGAGGAATATCATCATCTTTAAAATTAAATGGAAATGGAATGGCGGTTAGTACTACGTTAGGTGATATTTCTGTAAATGCCACTCTAGGAAAAATTGAACTAAAAGCAGGAACAAAATTTTCTGTTGATGCTAGTACAGATATAGAAATTAAAAATAAAGTAGCTAATATTAAAATGGATAGCTCAGGACTTATTTCTATAAAAGGAATGGGATCTGATATTCATACTTTATTAAAAAAATTATCAACAGCATTACAAAATATGACTTTTCCAACCCCGTCTGGTCCGAGTGGCGTGGCAACAAATATGAGTGAATTTGTTGGATTTGATGCAGAAATAGACAAGGTGTTTCAATCATGAATAAAAAAGACGAAGAAATTGTTTTAGAACAACAGCCAATAATTAACGGTAATATGATAGACCTTTTGGGTAAAGTTAAAAACTTTAATGATGATTATGTATCATTTTTAAAAAATCAGTTAGATATTGCAAAAAAACAACAATTAGAAGAAATGGAGACCGGTGGCTGAGTCAAATCCTGAAGATAATGTTCTAAAACAAATGGAGGGCTCGCCTTTTGGTGGATCTGCGGGTGATGCTTTAAATGAATTTTTAAAGGGGCTATCTGCATTTGGTGCTGAATTTTCAAGAATTTCAGAGACGTTAATTCAGTTTTTTCAAACAACAAAAATGTTTTTGCAGGCATTTAAAAATCCTCTTACTGCGGCTTTAATTGAAACCATTGATGCTCTAATAGAAGCACTTGAAGAATTGGATGGTTTGGGTTTTGGTAGTGTTTCTGTTTGGCCGTGGAAAGATGGAACATATCCTCCATCATTGAATACTTCTAAATTAGACGAAGCAGTTCTTGGTCTTGTCGCCGCTCTGCATGGACAAGATGCTCAAAATCTTGGTTATAGTGAATCGGGTTTGTTTGTAAAAACGCAAAACGGAGAAACTTTACTTACACCTGATCAAGCATTGATTGATGCCAAAAATGATGGTTCTGGTCTGTCAAGGGCTTTGATTTATGATTCGTTGATGGGTATTCGTAATTTTTTTCATCCAGAATCCTGGAAAGGTTCTTCTGTTTTTTATACTGATACTGCCGCGGCGACAGCCGAAAGACAGAAAAATGCATTTTTAACTGGGTTTACAGATCCCGGATCCATAACACAATCGGTGACTGGACAAATTGTTGAAGGAGCTAAAGATGCGCTTTTTGCTACAATTGATGCTACTCAAAAAAATGCAATCCTTAAAGAATTAACTCCAAAAGATTGTGTAAATAAAATAATAGAATCTTTATCAGGATCTAATCCAGATAGCAATAGACCAACTGGGTCTGGTCCATATAAAGCATTTATGATTATGTTTACTCTTCCAACAATTAATGATGTAATTCAAATTATACAATCGTTTGTGGATTATTTTGGTTCTACCCTAGGAGATGAACTGGCTCAGTCCGCGTTTTTAGTCCAGCCAGATGATACAAAAATGACTATTTCATTAGGAGAATCGCTTTATAAACCAACAGGAACTGATAATGCAATAAAAAGGGCTTCAGGAAAAGACCTTGGATTTTTACAAAGTCCAGAAGAGTGGTTCTATGAACTTGCGGATTTTAAACCAAGAACAGATCTTAAAGATGGGACATATAAAAACGGAATACATAAAACTCACCGTAAGTATAAACTGCCCATGTTTAAACCAGGAGATAAAATTATTCAAGAGGGTGGAATATTAGGATTTACCAATTTTTCTGCTGAAGTTATTGAACATCTACCAATAGTTATTTTAAATGGTATGGTTATACAAAATAATGTTAAGGTGAAAAATGTTAGAGGTGAACTACAAAAAACAAACCATAAACCTCTTAATTCCGCAACAATACCAATTGTTCGAGCGATTTCAAGTAAATTTATTGCTCCTGAAAATTATGCAATTTTTAGAACAGATACATTAGAAAAACCGATTTCAGTAGCAACTGGATCTTTTTTCGGGACAATTAAAGAAGGTAGTCCCATTTTAACAGAAATTATACCTTCTGGAACATGGGGAAATCGAATTAGAAATGAGTGTGAGTCTGCAGGCGGTTTTGAAAAAGGACTTAATATTTTATTAGAAGGTAATAATAGTTCAAGTGTCATAGATTCTTATCTTAATTTTTTACGTTATCTTAAAAAAGGATCGATAATTGATCATCAATATTTGCAACCGTTTGACGCCTCCGATAGAAATTTAAATATTTATAATGAGTCTAAATTAACGGGTAGTGCGTTTCAATTTAATCACGGTAAATTATTAGATATAATTCCGTCATTGAATGTGCAGTGGCGAGTTGCTAATATTAAAGTTGGTGGGGAGTCTATTGAAAGCTTGGATGACTTAACAAGACATAAACTATTTATTTATTCAGATAAAGCACATTCTCAAGCATCGCCCAGACCCATCGGAATGAATACGCTTGAAATTGAATTAGGAATTTTAGATTATGATGGGACATATGATACTGCTTTTTTAAATTTTGATATGAAAGGGGCTATATCTCCACCAAATGGTGTAGTTTATTCTTGGAAAACAAGAATACCCTCGGAAGCTGATAGTAATGGTCCTCCCAATCAACCGTTTCAAATTTCTTCGTCTAATAAAAATATTTCGCCTAATTGGAAATATTTAAGAGTATCAGATTTATTTCCAGCATACGGTGCAACTATACAAGAAGCAATTGGCATGGTAAAGGGTTTTAAAAAACAAGTTGAAAGTATATCCAAAAAATTAGATGAGTACATAGCATTTTTAGAAAGACAAATAATAGCAATACAAAGATTAAATGATCAAATTCAACAATTGATCGCATTTTTCTCTAAGGGATTAAATGCGGCTGGTCTTTATTCTGTTATGTTTAATGGTGATGGTGTTAGTGATTTTAAAGAGAAACTAGGAAAGTTAAAAGCATTGCAGACTGCTAAAAATAAAGTACGAGAGATAAGTCTTGAAACAATAGAAATAGATGCCACAATACAAGACCCTTTTACTGGATTAAATAAAACGGTGAAAAGACAAGTTTTAAAACCAGGAGTAAAGTCTGATGATGAAATAGAACCCGACGGAATCCCTAAAAGCTTAAGTGAGCTTGATAATTTAAAATATTCTGGTGCTATTGTGTTTTTTGCTCAGGGTCCTGATATATTAAAATTTGATAAGTTTATGAACAATTTTAATGGACTGGCAACTCTTGGGCAAGGATTTCTTGCTAATTTATATGATGGAGAAGATAGTATTGCTCAAAAAATAGCACCTTATGTAAAAGAAATACAAGGACAAGACAGCGACGGTAATTGGGTTGAAATAGAGAACTTGGGAAGAATAGATGATGATGGAATTATAAGAATTAAATTTACAAACGATGCTTATAAATTAGACAAATCTGCTAGAAATGCGATCAATAAACAAATGGAAAAAACTGTAGATTTTTCTCCAAAAATACAAATGGGTAATTTTATTTTTGCGAATGCCCCTACAGAAAATGATACGGTTGTATTATATCAAGGAACATCGTCTTTATCGTTGGTTTCCAAAGCTGTTTCGTTTTCTGACGACACATCTTTTCATCAATTTGATCAACAACCAAAAACTAGTATTGAAGGAGATGCTCATGCTGATGAAGAAACTGGTAAATTTAAACAGCAATTTTTTAATGTGGATTTAAAATCAAAAGTCCCATTGACAAGATCTAATGAAAAATATAAAATTTTAGTTCAACGGGGTATCACCAATCTCGAAGGACAATCATTAAGAGAAAAAAAAATGTTGAATATTGGCTTTGATATACATCCTGTAACTGTAGAATTTGGGGAATTGGTTTAATGTCTAACAATGCAATTTCTAGAACAGGAACTTATACAACTTATTCATCAAGCGGAAGTGCTGGTGATTCGGGAATATATGAATATGCTGGAACATCTGGTATTTCTGGCGTGGATTATTATTCTAATGATGATTTAAAAAACGGTTCTATTTTTACTGATATCGATAATAAAATTTCTATAAAGTTTACACAAGAAGTTGATAATAGTTCTGTCAAAACATTTAATAAAGATATTGAATTACCTGTTGCTTATCAAAATGTAATAGGAACTATTGGTCTAACGCATGTTGTCACTGGAACTACCGGAAATGTTGCTGATGACAATAATCTACAATCCTTAAAATTGACTTCTTTACCAGAAACCGCATATACTAACATTGCAATTGACGAATTTGTAGAAATGTCTTCTCTTGCAAAAACAGATGATAATATAACTTATGAATTTACCCCAAAAGCAAATCTTTCTTCTAATACCACTTATTTTTTAAAAATAGATAATGATGCTTTAGTTGACTGGACTGGATCAAAAATTAGTTATAATACTGAAAAGGGGTTTGTTACTGATAATACAATGAGTTTTGTGACTACAAACGATTATTATAACGGATTTTCAATGCAAGTTGAACCTGCTTCATTGCTTGGAACTGAAATAGGTCCTGTCTCAGCAAACGATGCTCATCCACAATTTGAGAGCGGGGATGATATGAGGTTATATCGGGCAAATGGAACAATTTCTGCATCAACTGTTTTAAAAATTCAATCTATAGATGGGACGAAATTAACATATCAATTAGAGCCTGATTCGTATAACATGAATGTGACTTATACTGCTACAAATCCTATAGTGATAACTAGCATAAATCATCACCTAATTGATAATGATAAAATCGAAATTTACGATGTCGTAAGTGGAAATGCAGTCACTATAGGTGAATATACAATAACAGAAATTACTTCAGACACTTTTTCTATTCCAGTGGATGGTAGAGCAAGTGATGCCGGTGGGTTAAATTATTACAGAAATGTGAATAAAAATGATTTATTAATGTGGTCTAAATCAGCGAATAGTGCGTCTAATACGTATACTATAAGAAAAAAATCATTATCTGTCTCTCAGAAAAATTCGATTAATGGGCTCGATAACTTGATGAATAAAACATTTTATACAATTAAAGATAGCGGACCAACCAGTTCAAGTGCAAAAGGGAACTTAATAAAGTTCAATAATTCAACTCTATCATATGTTCCAATTGATTCTGAAGCAAAAATCACAACTGATTCTTTTGTTAATAATTCTATAGTTGATATTTCAACTTCTTTGACCCAGAATACTTATACTCGCTTTCATATAAAAGCGAATACTTCTCCTGAACATAATGTGCATCCTTTTCATTCATCGGCTCCGAAAGTGATTTCAACCTTTCCTGAAAATGGAGGATCGTTTCCTAGAAAATTGACAATTACCCAAATTACAAGAAAAGGTGCTATTGCTCTTGTGTCTACAAATCATCCTCATAATTTATCTACCGGTAGTTTTATAAAAATTGTTGGATCTACTCAATCGATTTATAATACGACAAAAACTGTTTTGTATGTTCCGTCTTCAAATACTTTTCAATATGATATGGGGTCAACTAGTAATTTTTCAGGTGTACAGAGTCCCGCTCCCGGCAATCCCAAACTTCAAATTAGTAATGATAATGGAGCTACTTATGATGAAAGATTTAATTCTATATTCATAAATTTCAGTCAATCTATGAATACAAGCACCATTATAGTTGCGAACAGTACTCATTTAATTTCAGCAAATGGATCAACTGGGGATTTTGTAACTTCTAATTCGTGGGCATATTTGCAAGATTCATCTTCAAGCACAATACAGTTATCCGATTCTGGTTTTGAAGATATTGAATCTTGCGTTTCAATAGTAGCAAGTGCGGGTAATTCTGTTTTTGCGGTTATTCCTGAAATTCTTAAAAGAGAACATCGATATAAAATAAAAGCAACAACATCTATTCAAGATTTGGGAAAAACAAATAGTCTTTATGAATTCACAACAACTGAAGGTATTGCGACTGGTTTGGTTGTCAGAGATCCAATAACCGGTAAAGAAGTGATTTATTCAAAAGACGAAGATCCGCCAGAAATTAAAAAAATATTTGGTTCAAGTGATTTTGGTGCTTCTGGATTTGCGGGAAAAGTTTTTGAAAGCGGAACTCTTTCTGAAATAACCTCTCCTGATGATTATCAATCTGTTCCCATAAATTTTAATGGTGAATCTTTAGTAATTCAGTTTTCCGAGAGTATGAATATAAATTCAATAACTTCTGCAACCACAAGTACGGTGCCTACCGGGACAGTCCAATTATCTTCTGATAATTACAATACAGTTGTACAAATGTCATCGATTCCGCGTGTATCATCGACAGATGAAGATAATGATACATTTAAATTCACTCCTGTAGCGAATTTGTCAGCAAACACTGTTTATACTTTAAAAGTTTTTAAGAGCGTTCGTGATTCTTCGCAAGAAGGAAATCAAATGATAGCAGATAATGTGAGTTCTATAAAAACTTTTTCGATAGAAAGCAATCCACCTTCTTCTGCCGATTATTTTGTTCCAGGGGAAATTATATCGGGTATTATTACTTTAACGATTAAATCAAATACAGGAACAATAACTACTGGATTAACTGCTGGAGATACGTTCTTGGGAACAACATCAAAGGGTTATGGACAAATTTTAGATGCTATTGAAGTCGATTCTGCTATAACGTCTATTAGATATACGGAATTGCCCGGTCAAGATGGATCTATTAAATCCTTGGTTCCTGGCGAAGAGTGTAAAGTAAATAGTTCTGTTAATTTTACAATTGATAATGTTGCAATAACTGATCCCGCAGAAGGAAATGTTGTTTCTTTTACATCAGGAACTAAAAGAATATTGTATAGAGACAATAAAAAAGATAATGAATTTTTAGCCGGAACTTCATCAATAGAAAGGATTGTAGGAAGAACATCGAACGGTTATGCTTGGACAGGAAGTGCTGGGACAGCTGGTTTGGTTGGTGCAGGATTTAAAACCGCATCTACTGCAATTGTAGCAAATGTGTTTTTTACTAATACTGATGGCAGTTTAGTGTCAACAAGCGGATCAATTAAAAATTCTATTAATGTTCAGTCAAATGTTATCTACACGTTTAATCAAACAATGGATGATGAAAGTATTAATTTTAATGCTGTAGATTCCGCTGTCCGTAGTGGTTATAATATATTACTTTCATACGATAGCGGGTTTCAGAATACAATACCATTGAGTACAAGCTTTATTACTTCAAATAATGAAACTGTATTTGAATTTCAACCAGCAATATTGTCAAACACGAGTTTAAATTTAACACAAAATAAAAACCTCTATGCTAAGGTGACTCAGACAGCAAAAAATAAAGGTGATATGAATTTGCAGAATGCTTTTTCTACTACATTGTATTATGCTAATACTGCCACAAATATTGATTTTAAAGCAGTGAACGCTTCTGTTTACACCGCAGACGGTCAAGAAATAGAATTAGAAGTAGGTTCCGCTTTGGCTGTAAATATGCCGAGTCAATCTTCAGTAATATCAAAATCAACTCCTATTATCATACACTTTAATGAAGTTCCTGATGTGACATCGTTTGCATTGAATTCAGAAATAGAATTAGGAACGGCTCATGATTTTTCTCCAGGAACCACTATCGCTATAGGTAATGGAACACTTACACCGTGCGGTAAATTCGGAACACAAATAAAAATACAACTTGGTGCAAGTTTAAGTGCGGGAACTCGATATTTTTTAAGAGTCGGATCTACTGTGGGGGGAACAAATGAAGGGGGAAAATCTTTAACCACAAATGTAACGTGGTTTAATTCATTCACAACTGCCGCATAAGGAGACAGTATGCCACTGCTTAAAAAAACATTAGAAACTAATATAAAGTCCGCATTTAAAATTGGATCTGCGGCAGGATCAGAAGAAAAAGTTGCTGAATTATTGGCTACTGCAATACACACTTATGTAAGTGCCGCAGATGTTACTACTTCAGTGACTACTGTAACCACTGGAGTTGGTGTATGCTCAACTGGTGGGGGTCCAACAACGGGTTCTGGAGCGGGAACAGGCAAAGGAACTCTCTCATAAGAAAATAAGACTAAATATACATATGGCTACAAATTCAACTCAAGAAGACTTTTATACCTTTGATCAGGCTCAACTAGATCTTACTGATAGGCAATCAATTAGATTTTTGTCTCTACTATCACCTAGAGATTTAAATATACAATTTTATCATAATCCTAATACAGGAGACCTTGCTTTAAAAACAGGGTCTAATGCAGTAAAAGAATCTTTGAAAAAATTAATTCTAACTAGAAAATTTGAAAGGGTGTTTCAGCCCGGTATTGGTTCAAACATAATGGATTTGTTATTTGAGCCGCACGATATAATTACTGAACAATTGATTGAAGATGAAATTAGATCTGTAGTTGCGAACTTTGAACCCAGAGCAAATATATTAGACGTAATTGTTAATAATGAGAGAGATGGTGCAGGTTATCGCATTAAGATAATTTTTTCAGTTGTAAATGAATCTGAACCAGTAACATTTACAGCATTTTTAGAATCAACAAGAGGTAATTAAATGTCAGAAACTACTAAATTAAGAGTTTCAGAATTAGATTTTGATCAAATAAAAACCAATTTTAAAAGCTATCTTAAAGAACAAGATGTTTTTAGAGACTATAATTTAGATGGTTCTACTATTGCTCATTTATTAGATATTTTAGCGTACAATACTCATTATAATGCTTTTTATTTGAACATGGTTGCAAATGAAATGTTTATAGATTCAGCGACTACCAGAAGTGCCATGATTTCTTTGTCTAAACTATTAGGATATGTTCCAAAATCAAGAACCGGCGCAAAAGCAAATGTAAATATATCAATAACTCCTGATGATGCTCCAGCAAATATTACTATAGCAAAAAATACAAGATTCGGTTCTGCCATAAATGGTATTAATTATACTTTTGTAACAGATCAGTCATATTCAACAACTGCAAATTCTGATAATGCAACTGTTGTTGTGCAAAATGTTTCATTAATCGAGGGAGATCCTTTAACTTATAATTATACTGCTAATACACAAGATTCGTCACAAAGATTTACTGTCCCTAATAGAGGAGTTGACCATTCGACAATTACAGTTTCTATTAAAGAAAATTCTTCTAGTACAATATTATCTCCTTATAATCAAGCATCCGATTTGATTGAACTTAGTTCAACGTCAAATGTGTTTTTTATAGAAGAAAGTACAGATTTTTTAACCGAAATAAAATTTGGAGACGGGGTTTTAGGAAGAAAATTAATAACGGGTAATATTGTTATTATTAATTATAATATCTGCTCGGGTGGTTTAGGAAATGGTGCAAATAATTTCGCTGTTGCGACAACTGCTGGTGGTTATTCGGCCGTTAATATTACGACTAATAGTAAAGCAGAGGGTGGGTCAGAAGAAGAAACTATTAATTCTATAAGATTTAATGCTCCTAGGCACTATAGTACTCAAAATCGAGCAGTAACAACGGACGATTATAAAAGAATAATATTAAGAGATTATCCGTTAGCAGAATCAATAGTTGTATATGGCGGAGAAGATGCAGATCCACCAGAATATGGGAAGGTTTTTATAGGCATAAAACCTAAATCAGGACTTTATTTAACTGATTCGATAAAAAATCATATTAAAACCAATATTATTAAAAAATATAACGTTGCGTCTATAACGCCTGAGTTTGTTGATTTAGATTATATCTATATTTTATTAACAACAACTGTTAATTTTGATTCTCGAAAAACAATAAAAACTTCACAAACATTAAGAAGTGGTATTATAAGGTCTATACAATCATATGTTTCTGAGGACCTTTATAAATTCGAACAGACATTTAGACTGTCAAAATTACAAACAAAAATTGACAGTACTGATTTTTCTATATTAGGTAATGATTGTGCTATTAGATTGAGAAAAACAATAACTCCAATATTGAATACTTCATCAACATATATTTTAAACTATAATAATCCTATTAGTCATCCTCACTTGAATCATTCTGCTACTATATCTTCTACTTCATTTACTATTACAGATGACCAAAATGTTTTAAGACAGGGCTGTAGAATAAAAGATTTTAATGGTGTGCTAAAAATCTATAGAATAAATTCTGAAGGAACTGAATTGTTTGTTAGAGATAATATTGGTACAGTTAATTATATAACTGGAAAACTAATATTAAATGCTTTTGATCCTTTTTCATATATTGGTAATGAAATTAGCATAATAATGATACCAGTTTTAAGTGATGTTTTATCTTTGAGGGCGCAATTAATTACAATTCAAGAAATGGATATTAATTTGAAAATGAATGATGTTTCCACAGTTATTGACCAAACTCAAGTTATTACTACTGATTCCGCAACAACTCAAACTACAATAGTGAATTATTAATATGTCAGAATACGATTTCTTAAAAGACGAAGATAATATTAAATTAGTGGGTAAAATATCTAATTTAATAGATACTCAATTACCAGATTTCGTTAAAGAAGAAGGTCCAATTTTTTCTGAGTTTTTAAAACTTTATTATAGATGGATGGAATCACATGAATTAACTATTTCAATGGTGATTCAAGACGAGTATCATTTTAATTTAGAGTCTGAACAAGGTAGTTTTATTTTAGAAACGTCTGATGACTTATTACTGGAGGGAAATAGAAATTCTAGTAGCGCCTATGATTTAAACGAAACAATAACTGGTTTAAGTTCAGGTGCTACGGGTAGGGTTGATAGAAACACTAATACGGCGTCAAGTAAAATTTATGTAACAAATGTAACAAAATTAGATTTTGAAGTAGGCGAAATAATAAAAGGATCGAATAATCGCACAATTGGTACTGTAATTAGTTTTGAAAAAAATCCCCTTTTCGCATCAAGAACATTATTAAAATCAAGAGATATCGATAGTGTTACATCATCTATGTTGGATAATTTTACTAAAGAATTTTTAGTAAACTTTCCCATGAAGCTACGTGCAGATAAATCTCGTTTAATAAAACATATATCTAATGTTTACAGATCAAAAGGAACAAGTGCTTCATACGATTTTTTATTTAAGTCTTTATATGATACACAAGCTCTTACTTTTTATACCCCAAAAATAGACATACTTAAGCCTTCTTCTGGTAATTGGCAACAAGATCAATCTATTAGAATTATTACTTCAGATCCCGTATCATCATTTGAAAGCCATTCTATTACAGGAAGTCGATCTGGTGCATTTGGAATTGTAAATCGTGTTTTGAAATTTGCGGCTGGTGTTTTTGATGTAATGGAATTGTTTTTAACCGACCAAAGTGGAACATTTATTGTAGGCGAAGAAATTATTTCAAATGATGTTGATGGAGTGTATGGTACAGGTGTATCACAAGGATTAATAACTGAAATTATCATTTCTTCAGCAGGATCGAACTATAAAATAGGCCAAAAACTCACAATCACTGGTGGAGGGGGCGTTGAAGCAAAAGCAAAAATATCAACTATTGGTGCTGGTTCATTAACTCATTTTACTGTGTTTGATGGTGGAGACGGATATGTTGAAAATAAAACGTTGACTGTAAATAATTTTGCTACATTGGGAAGTGGTTTTGATGGTAAAGTTAAAGATATCATTGATACTTTTACATTTTCGAAAAATGAAGACATAATAGGAAATTTTTCATCAGTTTTTTTAAATGATCCTGAATATGAATTGAGTGGAAATACTGGATCAAATATAAGTGATAAATTGATTGATGCGTTGGGTTTTTCTAAACTAGATGCGGGACACATTTCTAGTATACAAACAACCGGATCAGGTACCGGGTATGAGGCTATTCCTGCGATATCAATTGTAGAGCCCACCACTGAAGAATTTACAGAAGCGGCTGTTCAAATTTTAAATTTAAATGCCGATCCTGATGACCATAGTTTAACAACTGCAATTACAGATTTTTTTGTTCCTGGAGAAAAAATTACTTCAAACAGTGGAAATAAAATAGGTACATTTTTTGGCGAAGTTACTTCTCAATCTAGTATTGCCGATCCTTCTAGGATGAGAGTAAAGACTATAAAATTTCTAGATGAACTAGTAACTCGAAAGATTCCTGCAGATCAAAGAAATGATATACTTGTAAACAATTCTTCTTATTTAACATCTTCACAGCCATCAGTATATCATTTACGATTTGTCTCTGGGGGATCATCCCTTATTAATACAATAAAATATAGACGGGGTATTGATTCTAGAGAATTGTTTAATAGTGCTAACAATAATTTAACATGTGATTGGTATCCTTCATCAGGCGGAATAGAAATAACGGGTGGTTATCAGACATTAAATTTTGGTATAACAAGCATTACACGTTCCAGTACGACCGCAACAGTGATCACATATGGGAAACATGGTTTAGTTGATGGTCAAATAGTTGCTATTAAAGGAGCAGATCAATTAGAATATAATAAGAACGCAACAATTGCACTAGCAAATACAACTGTTTTTACGTATACTGTAAACGGTTCTCCAGTAACTCCTGCAACCGGAACTATTACATATGATGAAAATATTTCTGTAAAATTTACATTGCCTTTTGGTCATAGTGTTGATGATGAATATGCTTTTTCTTCTGTTGATTTTGCTTCAAATGACATTATTACTGGTTCCAAATCGGGAGCGGTTGCAACTGTAAATACAGGTGTTGCTTTTTCTTCCGGGGGAGATTTAGGAAATAATGCAATTATTGGTGTTTCTGCCGCTGATGTTGGTAGCGGTTCTATTAAATCAATAATAATTCAAGATCCTGGAATTGGGTTTACATCTTCTCCTCAAGTATCATTGCCTGGTCTTGGTGAAGAAAATGCGGTTTTAACTGCAAGAATTGGTGCGCAGAGAAAAGAAGAGGGAATATATCTTGATGAAAATGGGCAATTAAGTTCTAATAAAAAACTCATTGATAGTGATTTTTATCAAGACTATTCTTATTCTTTAATTGTAAATAAACAACTCAACGACTATCAAGAAATAATTTTTAAATTATTACATCCTACGGGAACAAAACTTTTTGGAGAATTTACACCAGAACTCGTTGAACTGAATGTTGGTTTTGATAATAAATTAAAATATGAAGGCGGAGATTTTGCGATAAAAGAAGATGATGATGATATTTTGTTAGAAGAATCTTCCGATCCAAAACATGAAATTATATTTAATAATAATCAAAATTTATCTTTAGGATTAATTTCTTTAACGGGTGGATCTAATATATTACAAGGAACAGTAAATGCTTATATGACTCTAGATTCTGGAGGAATTCTTATATTAGAAGATAGTGTAAAATTAGCATTTAATAATCCAATAGCTACTGATTTCGGACTAACCTATGCTGAGGGAGACCAAGTAATTATTGACAATGAACAATCTTTTGAAATTTCTTATGGAGAATTAAGATTAGAAAATTATTTAGCAGGAACAATATCATCATCATCAACAAATGTTATTTCTATTATAGGAATGGGTGCAACTTATCCCCAAACTACAACGATACCAAATGATTTTAATGCTAGTGCTAATTTTATATCAAATAGTATAGTTACACAAGTAAGAGCCGCATCGAATGAATTGGTAACAGGGATTGTGCTTAAACATGAATTAGATGCATCAAATAATAATATATTAATTTTACATTCTTGTAATGGTCAATTTGACATTTCAAGCAACGCAAATTCTACAGTTGGTAATACTTCATTACTTGATATAACAACATATAATATGATTTTAGAAGGAACTTCTGCTGATTTGATAGGCGATCTTGTATTGGAAGAAGATGGAGTATCAATTATTGCATTAGAAGATAGTATATATCGAAATGCTGATCTAATTACAACTGCATCATTTCAATATATTAAATCAAATGTGATTTTTGGTATATCGACAGATTTTCAGGCAGATTTTAGAATAAATGATAGGATTAAACCATCATCAACTTTGCAACTTGCAGAAGTAATTGAAATAATTAATTCTACATGTTTAGTGGGAAATACTGCAATAAGTACGGATATTTCTTTTAATTTTATGTCTGAATCAAGTGAATTTTTTATTACAGAAAATAGTGATAAGTTTGTTTTAAATAATATCGATCCTACGTCTACTAAATTCGATAATGATGATATACTGCATTATAATTTGCTTGAATCTACAGTAAGAGGGACAACCAATACGAATGGTATTTTATCAGGAAATACTAATTTAGAAGGACAAAATTCTGTTTTTGGTGAAGATTTATTGGTAAATGATATTATTACAGTGTCTTCTGATGAGTTATTTAAAGCAAAAATTTTATCAATAACGGATCAAACTTTAACTTTAAATAGAGCAATAGGTGATGGAACAACTGACCAAACTGTAACCTTACATACTTTAAGAAATTTTGATCTAGAAAGAAACGAAGGTACAATATCTTTATCGAATCCTTATGATGGTTCAAATAATTTCATGAATTTGTCTATTAATTCAAGTTCTACGGGACTGATGCTTCTTGAAGATGGAATTGGTACTGCTAATGCGGGATACTCTGGAAACACCTCAAACGAGGGTAGTTTTAAATTTGAAATACTATCAACATTTAATAATCAAACATCTAAATTTATACAAGCATAAAAACTTTTTATTGATATAAATACATATATGGCTAGACTAGTAACGACAAAATTTAAAATACACAACGCAGAGCAATTTATTGAGTCTCTTAGTGAAACTTCAGCAACAAATTTATATTTGTTTATAGGAAAAGTTCAGGAGTGGGATGATGAAACCAATCCACCTGCACCTAATGAAGCTGTAGCGAACACTTTATATAGTTATTGGGATCAGATGATTGCCGCAAAAAAGGTTACTCCTGCAGATGTTAAACATGTTATTGCAAGGATAAATTGGGAATCAAATACTTCATATACTGCTTATACTCATACAAATCCAGACCAATTATCAAATAATTTTTATGTTGTCACAGAAGACTTAAATGTATATAAGTGTTTACAAAATAATTTATCAAATGGTACTTCAACAATTCAACCAACTGGTACTGGTACAGCGGTTATTGAAATTGCCGATGGGTATAAGTGGAAATACATGTATACAGTTACGTCTCAGGATACTTTAAAATTTGTAACGGCTGATTATATTCCTGTACAAAAAAGTATAGATGCTAGACAATCCGCAATCGAAGATGCTACTGTTGATGGGCAAATAGATATTATTAATAAAACTGCGAATGGTTATTTTAACGCTGAATTTACTGCTGGTCCTATAAATTCAGCTGGTGATGATCAAGATTTTATTATTGGTGAAGTGTTGCATGGTCAAACATCCAATCAATATGGATCTCTTATCAGTTTTGTTTCAGCGGCAAATAGTTTAATTTATGATATTAGTGCAGGAAACACGAAATTTACTGTTGGTGAAATTGTGTTAGGGGAATCTTCTAATTCTAGAGCAACAATTTCTGTCGAGCCCGCATCAACATATAAATTTGATACTGGATTTTTTGCAAGTGTAACTAATTCCACCGTAATGCAATTATCATCGGGTGCAAATAATACACTAAATGATCTATATGTAAATTCAACAATTTTTATAGTAAATAATGCGGGACAGGGTGAACAAACTACTATCACTCAGTATGATGCCTTGCTTCAGAGAATAACTGTTTCACCTGCTTTTAGTGTTACACCAAATACTGTTTCCGGTTATGAAGTAACTCCGTCTATTACATTAAATGGGGATGGATCATTGTTTAAAGGGAGAGCGAGAGGAACTGAGTTACTGGGTGTAACTGAAATAGTTGTTACTCAATCAGGATTAAATTATACAGTAGCGGAAGCAACTATTTATGCTAATTCGAGTCATGGAGCAGGGGCAAATGCCACAGTTATTATTGGACCAATTGGTGGACATGGAATAAATGCTATTGAAGAATTAGGTGGAAATAGAATTTTGATTGATACTCGCATTTCCGGTAATGAATCGGGGAGATTTACAACATCTAATGATTATAGACAAGTTGGTTTATTGAGAGACCCCCTACAAACTGCAAATACTCTTGCGTTTTTTACAGATTCATTATCTGATCAATCTACCACTTTATTTTTAGGAAGCGTTGCGGGTGATTTTCAACCAAACGAAAAAGTTTATACGGGATCGACTTTAGCAACTAGTACAGCTAATGGTGTTGTTGTTGATTTTCTAAATACTACAACACTAAGAATAAATGAAGTAAAGGGCAGTTTTGAAGACAGCAATGTTGTGACTGGTGCAAACACAAGTTCAACAGGAACCATTTCAGCAGATGGTGTCATTCAACCCGAAATGAAATTATATAGTGGAGATGTGCTTTATATTGAAAATAGAGCTAAAATTACTAGACTACAAAATCAAGTAGAAGATTTTAAGATTGTATTGGAGTTTTAACGAATGCCTAAATTAACACAAGATTTTAACATATCACCTTATTATGATGATTTTGATGAATCAACTAATTTTCATAAAATACTATATCGGCCTGGCTATTCTGTACAGGCGAGAGAATTAAATCAGATACAGTCTATTCTGCAAACTCAATTAGAGAAAGTAGGAGATAGTATCTATCAAGATGGTTCTAAAATTTTGGGCGCAGAGTTAATTTTAAATAATAAAATCAATTCTTTAAAATTGACTCCATTATATTCTGGTGTTGCTATTATATCCTCTAATTTTAACGGTAGAATTATTCAAGGTCAAACATCTGGTGCAAAAGCAGAAGTCGTAACCAGTAAACAGTTTTCGACTGACAATTTAGACGTTTTAATGATAAATTATGTTGACAATATTGCATTTTTAGACAATGAAACGATTTCTACAGTTGATGCAGGAACAGTCTTTTTTGCGACTGTGGCCGGAAGTGCTGATGGATTGGATGAATCGACAGATATTACATCTCTGGCTTCTGGTGCGGGTTCTGTTATTAGTATTAATGAGGGATTATTTTATATTGGTGGTTATTTTGTACGAACTCCTTTTCAAAATCTCATTTTAGATATTGAAAATGACAATCCTTCCATAAGAATAGGATTAACGATTGTAGAAAATATCATTTCCAGTATTGAAGATTCCTCGCTTTTAGATAATGCGATAGGGACTCCTAATTATACTGCACCTGGGGCAAATAGATACAAAATTGAACTGGTGTTATCAACAAAAGAGTATTTCGAATCGGGTAAGACAATAAATTCGTCCGGTGTTACGTTTGCCATTAACACAAAAGATAATAGATCGGGGATAGTAAGTATATCAACAACGACTGATCATAATTTATCTATTGGTGATGTTGTAGTTGTGTCAGGTATATCTGAATTAGAATATAATGGAAAACACACAATTTCAGCAATCGGATCTACTACAGAATTTTCTTATTTGATACAGGGTAGTCCATCAACCCCTGCTACTGGAACTCCTGTATATATAACAGGTGTGATTGATCCCATTGCTAGAAGTTCGGATATTAATTTTATTGAACTATTAAGATTAGAAAATGGTGAAAAAATAGAAGAAATAAAATTTCCCATAATGGGAAATCTTGAAAAGGTTTTAGCAAGAAGAACATTTGATGCTTCTGGTGATTTTACGGTTAAACCATTTGTACTTGATGTTATTGATCATAAAATCGGAGGAACAGCAAGTGACAGAACATCAACAAATGCAAGTTCGATTATTACGGCTAATGGTTCAAATTTTATAGCAGATGTAAATGTCGGCGATACTATATTCTTTTCTGGTAATACTGGAAAAACCGCAGAAGTTGCCGCTATAGGAAATACTACGTCTCTTACATTAACAACTGGAACGGTTTTAGGTGATGGGGGAATCAATCAACGAATTGGTGTTTCTTCAAAAATAACCGCGGAATTAAGTCCAGGAAAAGCATATATTAAAGGATTTGAACATGAAACTTTATTCCCTACATATGTGAATTTAAATAAAGCCAGAGATACAGAAACAGTTTCAGCAGAGAAACAGGGGATTGAATTTGGGCCATATGCAGTTGTAACAGATGTTATCTCCAATACTGCTTTTACTTTAGGTGTAAATTCTGCATCTATTAACTCAATGTCTGGGGGTACTGGGGCCGACTTAATGGATTTACATTTAGTTAAGTGGCCTTCAACAACTCAACTTCATGGAACAGTAACATCAAATGGCATTTCTTTTATATCTAATGGAGCATTCAAATACGTAGGTATTGATACTACTACAGCCGCATCGGTAGCAAATACAAAAATAGGAACAGTAAGATTAAGACAACTTGATTTTAAATCAGGAAGATCGTCTACTGTAACCTCAGAATATGGGTACGGTGCTGATGCAAACGGTACTTATCATATAAAATATCCTGCAATATACGATGCTCATTTATTTGATTTTATATTTAATAAAACTGAGGGTACTGTAAGCGCCGCTGATGCAAATACTTTTCAAATTAAATTACCAACGACTGGTGCATTTTCTTATCCTACAGTGAATTGTTTGTTTGGATCAACAATAACGGTTAATACTGCTTATTTGGGGGTTAATACTTCTGATACTAGAGAGATTATTGTTTGGACTGGGGCTAGCACAACTTTAACTCCGGCGACTGCATATACTGCCGTTTTAAATAGTGAATTGACCCAACCAACTCAAGCTACTACAACTTATTCTTTAAATTTTGGTGTTAAAGATATTAGTTCTATTGTGACAACAACGGCTGGTACACCAACAGTTATTGATAATGCTATGAATATTGATATTAGTGGTAAAAATGATATAACTGAAACGGGAAACACTGTTCTATTTGATAATAATGAAGACCAAAGATCATTAGTATTTCCTTTTCAAAATAAAACACTTGCAGGCTTGTCAAAGGCTAGTTATAAATTAAAAAGATCATTTACAACGACCCTCACGGGTAATACTGTAACTCTAACGGCTTCAGAACCAGGAGAACTGTTTTATCCTGCAACTGGTGCAGGAGCAATTTCTCCATCTATTATAGATTCAAATTATTTGGTTTTTTGTACTGAAGCCAGCCTTGGAAACAAAGAAGGTGATTATATTGAATTTAGTAATGCTTCAGGTACTTCGGTGGGAACCAATAGATCGATGACCTTAAACGAGACTGGAGATCAATTGATCATGAATGTGGATGGTGGAGCAGGTTCGTCAAACTATTCAAACAAAAATATATATGTTTATGCTACAATGATGTTTAAAGGAGCAGGAGCAACAAGATCAAATGATGGTATTGGTACAAAAACCCTAGTATCAGGAAATGTTACAGTTGCTAATATAACATCTTCTTCGACAAATACCGTTCAGGCAGATTCTGGTCAAATTTATTTCGGAACATCGATAAATGCTCAGCCTAGTGTGACTAACAGTTTAAAAATATCTGATATTAAAAACTTAGTCGCAATTGTATCTTCGTTAGATGAAGATGTTGAAGTTACAAATGCTATGATATCTGAGGCTATGTCTAATACTGCAAATGCTCATAATATATCTAGTAGCTTTATATTTGATAATGGTCAAAAAGACAATTATTATGATTATGGAACCATAACGTTAAAAACCGGAGAACAAAAACCAAGTGGTCAAGTAATAGCAATCGTTGATTATTATAATCACACAGGTTATGGTCCCTTTACTGTTGATTCTTATATGTATGCTGGTTCTGGCAATACGCTATATGATAATATTCCTTCATATACGAGTCCAACGACTGGGACAAAAGTTGAACTACGAGATATGATCGATTTTAGGCCTAAACGAATAGGATATGAAACATCTGATGGAACTAGTTCGCAAATCAATGATATTACAGCAACATCTAATGTATTTAATGAAAAAGCAATGCCTGATTATGATTATACATTTAATGCAGATTATGAATATTATATTTCAAGAAAAGATAAAATTGTATTAAATAGAGATAAAACATTCGATGTTATTGAAGGAGTTTCTGATAAATTTTCGCAATTGCCTCCTGATAATGAAGATTCAATGACACTGTATAATCTTGAAATACCAGCATATACTTTTAATGCAGAAGATGTAAAATTAAATTATGTTGAAAATAAGAGATTTACGATGAGAGATGTCGGTAAGCTCGAAAGAAGAATTGAAAATCTCGAATATTATGTTTCTCTTAGCTTATTGGAAAAAGAAGCAGACGGATTAATCATTACTGATTCTAATAATAATGATCGGTTTAAAAATGGAATTCTTGTAGACCCATTTGCGGGACATAGTGTCGGGGATGTTTTTAATAAAGATTATTCTATGTCAATTGACTACGATAAGAGACAATTAAGACCATCCTTTAGTTCAGATTTATATCCATTAAATTTTAATGCAAATTCTGAAGGTGGAACCGCTTTTTCAACTTTAGTAAATAATTCCGGAATATTAACATTACCGTTTTCTTCAAATACGTTTATACAAATGCCTCTTACAGGAACGAATGATGGTAAAAATGTCCAAAAAACTTTTCAAATAAATCCATTCTCCGTTCAGAATTATATAGGACAAATGAAACTAGATCCGTATGGTGATGTGTGGTATGATCAAAGTAGTTTAGTGCAAGTAAAGGTTAACGTTGAAGGTCAATATGATAATTGGACTTCTTCTGAATTAACATATAATGGACACGGGACTCATTGGAATGATTGGGAGGAAATTTGGTCAGGAACTCAAATTAATAACAATGTTAAAGAAGGCATAAGAGACACCGGTGATGTAAGAAATAATGATAGAAGAGCAAAAACAACAGATCAAACTAAAACATTGACTGGATTGAGTACAGGAAGTGTACCGGAAAAAATAATTAAATCTATCGGAAATAAAACAGTCAATTTAAGCATAGTTCCAAAGGTAAGAGAACAATCAATAACTTTTATTGCTAAAGGATTGAAGCCAAATAAAAATGTTTATGCTTATTTTGCTGATAGCAATATGTCGGCTAATGTAAAGCAAGCCTCAATCGTGAGTTTATCAAACGTAAGTTCGTCTAATGTATTTAGAACGACTTCGGGAAATTTTGAACAAGTTACAATTCAGGGCTCTGGAGTAAATGCCAGCAATACTGCTAAAATTATTTACATGAGCGATAGAAACAATCAAAATAATTGTACTGTTTTACTTACGGATATGTCGGCCCAAACTTCTTTTACTATTGGGACCGTAATCCAAGGAGACAGGACACAAGCAAACGGTTCTATTTCTGCTATTTCCCATTATAATTTTGAAGATTCTCAATTAACAGTTTCTTCTGAAGGTGTTGTAGGGGGCGTTTTCAATGTTCCTTCTGGTAAGTTTGCTGGTTCACAAAATCTTTTTAGATTAACAGATGATCCTGACAATATTCCCGCTATTACAACCTCAGTTGCCGAAGAAATTTTTCATTCAGCAGGAGTGATTGATGCTAAAACTGATTTAGGAATTGTTTCGCCTAGACCTTTAATTTCTAGACGAGAAAACATTAAAGAAGAAAGAATAACAAGATCTACTTCTGACGGAAGACAATCAACGTCTACCGATTATATGAACCCTATGTCTCAGTCTTTTTTTATTGATAAAAATCAATATTCTACAGGTGTTTTTCTTGATTCTGTAACTTTGTTTTTTAGTGGAAAAGACGCTTCACAGGGAATTAAATCTCCCGTAAGTCTACAGATCAGACCTATGATTAATGGAATGCCAAGCACTTCCTTGATTATACCCGGAAGCGAGGTTGTTTTATCTCCTGGAAGAATTACTGCAAATACAAATACTCCTATCGCAAATACTAGTGGAGGATTTCCTGACGGATTTTTAGGGAATTCATATACTGCAAATAGAAGCAATACCGATAGGGGTACAAGAACGATGTTTAAATTTGATCATCCTATTTTTCTTGCTCCAGACGAATATTCAATTTGTGTACAAACCAATAGTAGTGCATATAAACTTTATGGATTTGAATATGGTGCTTATCATACTGGAACTTCTAAGAAAATAACAAAACAGCCTTATGTTGGAAGTTTTTTCAATCCATCAAATGTAGGTGTTTGGGAAGAATTACCGGATCAAGGTTTAATGTTTCAATTGAATAGATGTGAATTTACCTCAGCGAATGCATATGCCAGATTAGATAATTTTGATGTGTCAAGTGGAAACACGAGTTCAAATACAACTATAGATACTTTTAAATTATCGACAGAAATAACCAGCTTTGCAAACACATATACAAGTTTTAATTATCATGCAACAGATTTAGCGGGAATAACAAAAAATGTTGGAGTGCATTTTAAAGAAAATAAAAATGTTGATTTCAAAAAACAAAAACAAATTACATATCCACAAGTCGCAAATAGCAGTTTTACAATTAATGTTTATTTTGAATCTGCAAACACTTTACTATCTCCAATATTAGATGAGACAAGAACAGGTGTTATTACTATTGAAAATCTTATTAACAATGGAAGTTTATCAAATTCTGATATTGTTGTGTCTGATTTTGGTACTGGTTATTACACCGCGGAAGTCGGAAGTATAACCAGTAATGTGTCATCAGAAGGTAATACAAGCGTGTTTGTAGTGTCTGCTCCTGATATTGGTTCAAATACCGCAACAATAGCCGCTAATGTACATGCAAATGGTATTATAAATCAAGTTACTGTTAAGCATGGTGGTTCAGGATATATTTCTACACCAACTATTACTAACTGGGATATTAACGGAACGAGTTCTATTTCTGATAATGTACGAAGAACGACAACCGCAGTTGTTGATATTGTTGGTGAAGGCGCTAATAATAGTGTAAATATTCAACCAGCTAATGTGGTATCATTTTCTTCTGGTGGTAATTTAAAAGCTAGATATATTTCAAGACGGGTAACATTAGAAGAGGGTTTTGATGCAATGGATCTTAAAGTGTATATGGATGCATATAAGCCAAGAGGATCTAACATTTATGTTTATTATAAAGTTCTTTCGGGGGATGATTCTGAATCTTTTGATGAAAAACCCTGGTTTCTTATGGAGCAAAAAACAGCAAGCGCTACTTACTCATTAAATGAAAATGATTTTAAACGATTTGAATTTAAGACTATAGATGAAAAAATTGCTTATATATCTGCAACTGGTGGAAAATATGAAAAATTTAGAACGTTTGCGATTAAGTTGGTTATGACTTTAGATAGAGTTGCACAAGATACTTTTATAGGAATCCCTAAATTAATCAATTTACGTGCAATTGCTCTTGATAGTGAGGGCGCTCCTTGATAATAAAAACAGATGATCCAAGATATCACAGAGATGGTTATTCTAATGCGCTTATTGCAACGGACCAACAGGCTTTATTGAAACATAGGCATAAAGTATTACAAACAAATACGATAATGTCTAATGAAGCGGAAATAAATAATTTAAAGTATGAAATAATTAATATACAACAAAATGTAAATAAAATTTTAAAATTATTAAGTAAGGATAGAGATGGCAATATCTGATACTAGTATTACTAGTGTAGAATTGGTTAACACTTTTGAGCAATGGCGCCTGAAAACCAATCAAATTATCACCGTATTGAATGAGCATTCAGATGAAAATCCTACATCTAATTTGATTTCTGCTAATTCTTTGGGTGGGTTTTTAATCAACACAATATCAGCAAATATTGTCACGGGGTCAAATGTAACGGGTTCTAGATTAATATTTACTGGGGGTATTGTAGATTTTACTGGTGCCGCGGTTACTGATATTGGAACTGTTGATAAATTTGCGTTAGTTGAAGATGCTGGTGCAACTATTTCTGGAGCTAGTCCCGATAGTAAAATTGAAAGAGCCCAAATAAATGAATGTGAAATAAATTTAAATGGTCGAAATTTCAATGCAAATGGATCATCTGTAATCACACTTACGGGTGCAACGGTTGCCGATTTAGGTACAGTTTCCCTTGTCACAATTGACGGTGGAACAATTAATGAAGTAAACGTTAATATTACGGCTTCTGATAAAGTTGTTACAGTGTCTTCTCCGGGTCCTCATTTATTTACTGGCGCAACATTTTCTAATGGAACATATAGTAATGCATATTCTATTGGAGGATTTATGCATTCTGCAAATATATCCGTAAATAGTGCATCAGTTCTTGTAACAAATACCGGGCCTATTTTTGGTACAGATGTAGGATCTTCTAATGTTGCTATTGGTAATTTTCCAGAATATACGACAAGTCCAACTCTTGCAACTTCATCTAAAGGTAGATTGCACATAAGAACAGATTTTGCAGAAGGTTTACAGACAGCAACCGCAGTATCGGCTGTTGCTGATGAGATGGTGATAGAAGGTAATACTGCGGTTGGATTGACTCTACTTTCAAATAATGTATCAAATAGTGTTATTGCATTTGGTGATCCTGATAATGTTGATGCTGGAGGATTTGTATATAATCACTCAACAGATAGTTTGCATATAGTTACAGATGGTGCTAATACGGTGGAATTCGGTAATGATTATGGTGGATATATGCAACTTGCTGGCGGAGACACTATCGGATCTCAAGGTGGTAAATTACATGTAAATGTTGGTTCGACTGATGGAATAGCTGGAATGTATTTAGACTTAAACGATGTAGACCAAATGGGAGTTTCAATTGATGCGGCTCAAACAACCGCAAATGTTTTTGACATTAATGCTGATTCATTTCAAACGGGTCATGTACTTTCATTACATCATGGATTGGGTACTGGTACTTCACATGCGGCCAATGGTTCTTTGATAAAACTTACAGATAATAATAGTTCAACAAATGCTAGAGCAATTCTTGATATAGTACAAGATGCAACAGGTGCTACTGGAACAATGGGACTAAGAGTTACAACAGATGCAGGAATAGGAATTAGTGTTATACAGAATGCAGATAAACCAGGAATAAATATTTGGTCTGATCAGGCTCATACAGAACCATTGGGTGAATTTCTTTCAACTAGTACTAGTGCGACTGGTACTTCTTTATTGGTTAAAGGATTATCTACCACAGCGACAACAAAAATTCTTACAGTTGCAAATTCGTCTGCTGATATGTTTGCAGTCACAGCAAACGGATCAATTTGGACAGGTACCCACGGGGGGTTTCTCACCACACAACATCCTACTACAGCAATTTATCTATTAGGAGTAAGGGATACTGGTGGATCAATTGTAAATACTAATTAAGATAAAAATGGCAAAACCTAGTACAAGAGAAGAGTTAAAACAATATTGTCTTAGAACATTAGGGCAACCGGTTATTGAAATAAATGTAGAAGATGATCAATTAGAAGATCGAATTGATGAGGGGTTACAATTTTTTCAAGAATATCATTTTGATGGTGTTGAAAGAATGTATAATATACATCAAATTACTGGCTCAACTGTTAAAATTATTTCTGGAACAGGTTTTACTGATGGCGAGACAATAACTGGTGGAACATCAAATGCAACTGCAACTGTAGTTTCGGCAAATTCTACTATTATAACATTCAAATCACATAACGATACGAATGGAATTTCAAATAATGATGTTACATCTAGTTTTTCAAATGCTGAAACGATAACTGGAAGTTCAAGTGGGACGGCCGCAGTAGCCGATACTGATGCATCGTTAGTTACTTTTGGTGATATGGATAATCATTATATTACATTAAATGACTCCATAATTGGTGTGACTGGTATTTTTGATATACAAGATACTGGCGGGGGGCAATTATCAAGCAGTATGTTTTCATTTAGATATCAATTTCATTTAAATGAAATGCCTTATCTTACTGCTACTTCTATAATAAATTATAAAATGTCAATGCAACATTTACAATTGTTGAATGACATGTTCGTAGGAAAAAAACCTCTACGATTTAATAGACATCAAAATCGATTGTACATAGACTTAGATTGGGAAAATGATCTTGAAGTCGATGAATATCTTGTAGTAGAAGCATATAGAATAATTGATCCTACTGCATTTGCAGATGTATATAATGATATGTTTTTAAAAAGATATATTACAGCCCTTTTTAAAAGACAGTGGGGGGCTAATTTAATAAAATATGAAGGGGTACAGCTTCCCGGAGGAACCACATTAAATGGGAGAACCTTATTTGAAGAAGCAAATCAAGAATTGAGAGATACAGAAGAACAAGCATCTCTTAAATATGAATTACCAGTTGACTTTATGGTTGGTCCAGGATAATGCCTACTAATTCTTATTTTAATCATCTACACAATACATCAGAACAAAATTTACATCAAGATTTGATTATAGAATCGATAAAAAATTTTGGTGTGGATAACTATTACCTTCCAAGACAATATATGAATGAAGATCTTCTTTTGGGAGAAGATACTATTTCACAATTTAACCAATCTCATTTAATAGAAATGTATGTTAAATCAGTTGACGGTTTTGAGGGAGAGGGCGACTTTATTTCAAGATTTGGATTAGAAATAAGAGATCAAGTAGTTTTTTCTGTAGCTAGAAGACGATGGGAAAATTTAGATACTGGTTATGATAGGCCAAGAGAAGGCGATGTAATATTTTTTCCTTTAAATAAAAAATTATACGAAGTTAGATTTGTCGAACATGAATCTATGTTTTATCAATTTGGTAAATTACCAATATTTGATTTAACGTGTGAACTATTTCAATATGATGATCAAAAAATTGATACTGGAATTGACGATATAGACTCAATAGAAGATAAATATGCATATGCTATTGAAATATCATTGGATGCTGGTGGAACAGGAAATTATGTAGATGATGAATATGTATATGTTGGAAGCACAGAAAGTTCTGCAAATACGAAGGGAAGAGTGTTGTCTTGGAATTCTACTGATAGACTGTTGAAATTAACGGATTTAGTGGGCACCTTTACTACCTCTCAAAATGTTGTCGGTAATACAAGCAGTGCATATTTTACTGTAACTACAACACCAAATACTCAAATATTTGTTAATGATGCTTCTGCAAATAATATAACTATTGAAACAGAAGCGGATTCTATTATTGATTTTTCTGAATCAAATCCATTTAGTGAGGGAGATTATTAAGAAGTAGATTCTGGAAGAATTGTGATCATACCATCTACTATCCTTTCTTTTGTTATAGCATCCACTTGGGTGTATTCAACATCATAAACATATAAACCAGAAGTCATATTTGCTGTTTGAGTAGCATTAGCTGTTATTGTGACATTACTGCCAGATATTGTCGCTGTAAAAGACATTATCCAAGAAGTGTTAGTAGTTGTGTGGTTCTTCTTCATAACAGAAGCACATGTACCTGTGCTTATGGTTACATTTGAATTATTTGCATCTTTGGCGGTAAAAACTTTTTCAAAGTTATTACCCTGATACATTGTTAAATTGATGCCTTGAGTTTTTATAGTAAGTGCCATAAGACTATTTATACAACTAAATAATATTACAATCTTTATGGAGTGTTATGTTAGGTCAAACTTTTTATCATCAAACAATAAGAAAATATGTTGCGTTGTTTGGAACATTATTTAATGATATTAATATAGAAAAAAAGGACTCGGGGGGTAATGTTTTATCTCGTCAAAAAGTACCGATATCCTATGGACCAAAACAAAAATTTCTTACAAGAATAAATCAAGATGCTTCGCTAGACAGACAAGTTGCTATTCAACTTCCTAGAATAGGATTTGAAATGACTGGTATAGCTTATGATCCTATTAGAAAATTAAATACAATAGGTACATTAACTCATAAAGATTCGATTAATGGTGAAAGAAACATTAAAAAAATGTTCAATCCTTCGCCATACATTTTTGATTTTTCTTTATATGCGTTTGTAGAAAATGCTGAAGACGGTACTCAAATATTAGAACAAATTCTTCCCTTTTTTACTCCAGAATTCAATGTAAGCGTAAATATTTTAACCGATATGGGAATCAAGTTAGATATTCCAATTGTTCTTCAAAGTGCAACAAGTGAGGATTCTTATGAAGGAGAATTTTCTGCCAGAAGAACACTTGTTTGGACAATAAATTTCATGTTAAAGGGTTTCATATATCCTGATATTAAATCCGGACAATCAATTATTAAATCAGTGGAAATTGCATTTAAAGAAACTGTTCCCGAGACGCCTTCAACTGGAGTATTTGAAAGATTGTCTTTAGAATCTAGTACAAATTTTTCAGAAGATTATTTTCAACTAGAAACGGGAGATCATCTTATAACCGAAGCAAGTGAAACTGAATTGGGCCTTGGTAATATAATCAGTAAAATTACAGTTGTTCCTGAAGGAGGAGCGAATACATATATTACTCCGGGAGATGATTTTGATGCAAATACTACAATAACTTTTTACAATCCACCAGTTGATTACGATCCTGCAACAGGTGTTTATGGATAAAATAAATAACAATGAAAAATTTTGAAGATAAATTAGATGAATTGTTAAAAATTCCGCCTGGTTCTATTATTAAGCCCCCAATTGAAAGAAAATTGGTTGATTCAAACGCAAATGATTTGAATACTGATTATAAATATGCTCGTGAAAACATATACAATATTATTGAAAGGGGCCAAGAGGCCATTGAAGATTTATTGCAAGATGCACGAGATAGCGGTAATGCTAGAATGTTCGAAGTTGTTGGTCAATTGATTAAAACTGTAGGCGAACAAAACCAAAATTTAGTAAATGTACATAAACAAGTAAAAGACATTACAAAAGAAGTCAATGTGGCACCT